TTGGGGCCGGCTTGGGCCTCGGGGCGTGGAGGGCAGCCTGGCGCTCGGGCTCGGGCAGCTTGGCGACCTCGGCGGCCCGCTTGACGCTGACCTCACCGGCCTTCACGGCATCGGCCAGGCCGGCCTCGACGACGCGCTTGGCCTGGACAATGGTGCGGGGGGCCACCTCGGCAGCTGCAGCCATCTGCTCGTTGGTGACGGTCTCGGGAGGGGGTGCACCGGGTGCAAGACCTCGGGTGTGCTGGTTCTCCCCCGCCCGGGCCCACTTCGACAGCTCGACCTCGGCTACGGCCTTCTGGCCCGCGGTGAGGTGGCGCCGGTGGTAGTTCTGGCTCCGGACGAAGGCGACGGGGTCCTGTCCCTCGGGGAATTCGACGGTGTCGGCGTTGATGCCGAGCTGTTCGCAGGCTCGGTAGCGGTGCCAGCCGTCCAGGACCTCGCCCTCGAAGATGACGATCGGGGAGCGGAGCCCGTTGGCCTTGATGTCGTTCACCAGCTCGGTGAACTCCAGGTTGCTCATGGCCGGGAAGGCCGCGGAAAGGGGATGCTGGGTGCGCTGGCTCATGAGGCGGATTCCTCGGTCAGGTTGCGTTCAAAGGCGACAAGGGTGCGGGCCTCGGCCAGGTGCTCCTCCGCGGTGGCGAAGGCCCCGGCCTGGAAGGCGTACTTGGCGAGATCGAGCAGGTTCTCGAACTTGATGCGGGCGGCGGCGCTCATTGGGCACCCACCAGCATCAGAACGAACAGGAAGACAAAGGCGAAGGCCAGGAAAGCGATCTCCCCGCGAGTGGGGGGGATGGTTGGATTGCACTCCAGGCAAGGGTAGATCTCGGTGCCGGGCCCGAAGTTGATGTCAGAGCCTTGGCCCTTGAACCATCCGCGACCGCGACAGATCAGGCATTTGGGATTAGGTCGGCTCATTTGACACCGCCTTCCGCGTCCTGCAGCAGGGCCCCGCTGATGCTGTGGAGCTTGCGCAGCACCGGGATGCTGGCCACCTTCTCCGCTGAGGTCCAATCCTGGTCCTCCAGGGCCTGCACGAGCTGCTGGATCGAGTCCCCGCTGGCCTTCGCCAGAAGGCCGATGAGCACGGCCACCGGTGGGTGGCTGGAGGCCGCAGCCGCGCCGTGGGTGTAGATCCCACCGCACTGCAGGGCCAGGAATTCCATGAAGCCGGGCCCCAGCTCGTGGGTGAGGCCGGGGATCTCGTAGTCGTGCAGGCTGTCTGGGTATTGGTCGCCCTTGTAGCGCGAGAGCTGGGCCTCGGAGGTGGCGAGGCCGTAGGCCAGGGCCTTGTGGGGGATGCCGGAGAGTTCCGCCTCAAGCCGGAGGCGGCGCTTGAACTTCAGCTTGCGGGAATCAACAGATCGAGACTGGCCTTGAGTCGCGCTGCCCGCGATATTGGGATCCATGGTCGAGTCCTTGGAGGTTGCGAAGCATGAAAAGGGAACGCCCGAGTCAGCACGAACTGACCCGGGCGCGGTAAGCCTCGATCCCGGGGGCAGCCAGGAGGGAGGGAGAAGGGTTGAACCGGTGACGATGCTGACGCTGGACCAGCTGCGGCGCTTCGGGCCCCGCAACGTGCGCCTGGCGCTGGAACTGCGCTGGCCCAGCCTGAAGCGGGGCGGTGGCGTCGTTCCATGGGAGAGCCATCAGGAGGCCCGATCCAGCGTCGAAGGATCAGGTGGATTGCCATGATGGCCAGCGCGAGGAGGCCTGGTGATCACCACCAGCTCGTGCCAGCGCTCAGGCTGACCGTAGGCCGTGGCGATGTCCCGGGCCGTGCCGGGGCTGCACCTGGACCCGTCCAGCGCATGAAGAATGGTGGGCTTGGAAAGCCCAGTCTCCCGGATGATCCGAGCCTTGGTGCCGTGAGGGGCGGAGTTGATCTCCAATCGAAGGTCCATGACCTAGAAGGTAACAACATTTGTCACCCGGTCAAGGGATGTATTCTAATTCCAGGTAACGGAATCCTTTACCATCTAACAATGAAGGCATCCGGAAGCGATCCATGGACTCAGCGCCTTGTATTCAGGCAGCTGGTGGACCAATGGTTGGAGAAGAACGGGAAGGCAAAGAAGGACTTTGCTGAGGCCGCCGAGATCGCCCCCGAGTCGTTGAAGCAGTACTACTCGGGCCGGCACGTTCCCGGGCGTGACCTGGCGGTGAGGTTCGCCCGTGTCCTGGGATGCCACATCGGAGATCTACTGGGCGAGGCGTCGGATCCCGGGGAAGCCGTTCCACGCGACGAGGCCTTCGCCAACATCATGGGGATCCTGGGCCCGCATATGACCGAGGAACTGAAGGCCCACCTGATCGGCATCGCCCAGGCCGCCCAGCCGAAACCGGCCTTGCCCATGGCAGCGGAATCACCTGCTGAGCCTTACAGCGCGGTCCAACCCACCTCGAAAGCCAAGGCTGGCCGAACCAAATCGAAGTAAAAATCGGCTTAAATTGGACCAATTATGTCCAATTAGAGGCGGATTTTATCCCTGTTCCGATATTGAAAAGCAAGGACTTGTCATTGCTGTACGAGGAACATCGCAAGGTCAATGCCTTGATCTTGCGTGGTCTCGGGAGAATCCTAGCTGCCTCATGAACAACCCCACCTGGTTCTCCCGCCGCTACCCCACCCTCTCCGACCTGGAATCTCTCGCCAATGATCTGCGCACCAAGGTGGTGTGGGACGCCTTGGTGCCTGGGGCCTACATCGTCCAGGTGGCCAAGCCGGGGTGGAACGTCATCGTGCTTCCGACTGGCCTCGGTCTACTGGATGAGACCTGGCAGCTGGCGCACGAGTTGGGGCACTTGATGCTCCACCCCGGAGGCTACATCAGCGAGCACACCTACCAGCAGCAGGAGGCCCGGGCCAACGCATGGGCCGCCCGGGCCCTGATCCCCGAAGCTGCGATAAGGCGACACCGGAACGCCAGCCTGGATGCCTTCATCGCGGCGCTCTCCCGGCACTATCAGGATCTGCCCTATGAGGACTGCCAGGAGCGTAGACTGGCGGCGGAGATCGCGGCCTACCGGCTGCGCGGGATGGAGGTGGTGGCGTGAATGGTCTTCCCCACAGCGTTCAATTCGAGATTCAAGAGGCATTTGATCGCCAACGACGCGCCAGAAAAACTAACGAAGCCGCCCAAATAGTGCTTGGGTTGGTAGTCCTTGGAGTAGGGTTGATGGCGCCAAACTACTTCCCGCTCGTGCCCGGCATTTTCCTTTGTGCTCAGACCTACTTCATTGGCTGCCAGCTCGATAGGTTCGATTGTTCCAACGAAAGAACAGAGGCGCTTCTGAAGGGAATTCTGATCGAGCTACAAAAGAAGTCCTGACGCGCATCGATACCCACTCAGCCCCTCTCCGGAGGGGCTTTTTCGTGTTCGAAAAAAAGTTGTTCCGGGGTGTTGACTCGGTAACAAATGCTGTTACCTTTTCAATCACCGGCCCGGTAAGCCGATCTGAGGAGGCCCCATGAAGTAGCCCACGAAGACCTTGAGGAAACCGCCCCATTCCTCAGTTGTCGCCAGGCGGTTTCTCCAGGGCCCCAGCGGTTCTGAGCGATTCACCACCCCACCAACCACGCACCCCGACGGGCAGGTCGGATGCGAGAGCCGCGCCTACGCGCCACGGAGAAGCCATGCCGATCCGCACCACAGAACAACAAGCCCCCGAAGCCCTGGCGGAGTTGATTCCCCAGCTCACCAAACTCACCGTCGAGCAGCCGACTACGGCCGAAATCGAAGAAGCCATCAGGGTCAGCCGCGCCATCACCCGGGCCCTCTTCGAGTGGGCTGGCGCCCGTTACTCAGCCAAGGCCCAGGCCAACATCCAGTGCCCCGCGGTCCATACCGAGAATCCCGACGATGTCGAGGCTGCACGCATCGACCGGGCCCACGTCCACCCCGCCTTCGCTCCCGCGATCAACAACTTGATGCGGAGGCCCGCATGAGCCTCACCCCTGGAATTCCCTTCGACCAGTACCTGGCGCTGCCGGGCCTCAGCATCAGCGCCCTGAAGGTGATGCGCGAGTCCCCGCTGAAGTACAAGCACGCCCTCACCGCTGAGCGCCACGAGACCGCATCCATGGCCCTGGGTACCGCCGCCCACCAGGCCATCCTGGAGCCCCGCCGCTTCAACCCCGCCGTGTTCACGGGCGCGACCCGCCGCGGCAAGGAATGGGATGCCTTCCAGGCTGCCCACGCCGGCGACCTGATCATGAAGCAGGACGAGGTCGACCAGGTCCACGGCATGCGCAACTCGGTGCGCAGCTGCGCCGCTGCCATGCGCTACCTCGTGGACGGCCAGGCCGAAGTCACCATGCAGTGGACCGACGCCGTCACGGGCCGGGCCTGCCGGGGCCGCATCGACTGGCTGACCCGCATCGACGGCCAGCCCGTGATCGTGGACCTGAAGACCACCAAGAGCGCGAAGCCTTTCATGTTCGGTGGCCAGGCCGCGAAGCTCGGCTACCACCTGCAGCTCGCCTACTACTTCGACGGCTTCGTGGCCATCACGGGGGAGACCCCGGCCATGAAGATCATCGCCGTCGAGAACACCGCCCCGTTCGAGCCCGCGGTCTTCAGCATCCCGGAGGACGTGATTCTCCAGGGCCGCGAGGAATACCAGCAGCTTCTCACCCGCCTCGCCGAGTGCGAGGAATCCAACAACTGGCCCCCTGCCTCTGAGACCGAGTCCGACCTGTCGCTGCCCACCTGGGCCTACGACGCCGAGGACAACGACGTCTCCGGCCTTGGCCTGATCGCGTAAAGGAGCCCCCGTGGCCACCAAGAAACCCGCAACCTACGACCAGCTCTACCCCGGCCGCTTCCTCAAGGCCGGCCTCTTCGAGGGCAAGCAGGTCACCCTCACCATCAAGGACGCCGACCTCGAGGAGCTGGAGGGCGACAAGGGCAAGCAGGTGAAGGCCATCCTGACCTTCGAGGAGACCCAGATGGGCCTCGTCTGCTGCAAGACCAACGGCCTGTGCATCAAGGCCATGTTCGGCGACAAGCTCTCCGACTGGGTTGGGAAGAAGGTCACCCTCTTCCCCAGCAGCTGGAACGGCGAGCCGGCCATCCGCGTGTGGGGCAGCCCTGACATCAAGGAGGACCTCAATGTCTCCGTGGTGCTGCCGCGCAAGAAGCCCATTCCCATGGTCATGCACAAGGTCGAGCGCAAGGTCGAAGGTGCCGCATGAGCGAGCCCCTGGAAGGAACCATCGAACAGGGCGCCGCGCTCGTCACCATCAAGCCCAACACCGTCATGCAGGTCTTCACCGAGGGCGGCCACATCGAGCCCATGCTGGAGGCCATCGCTGAGGAGGTCCGCAAGTTCAAGGCGGACCCCTACACCGAGGCCGGACGCAAGGCCATCGCCTCCATGGCGTTCAAGGTGGCCCGCACGAAGACCTACCTCGACGGCCTGGGCAAGGACCTGGTCGCCGACATGAAGGAGCTGCCGAAGAAGGTGGACGCCAGCCGCAAGCAGGTGCGCGACTTCCTCGACGCCCTGAAGGACGAGGTCCGGCAGCCGCTGGACCAGTGGGAAGCCGAGCAGGCCCGCATCGCCGCTGAGCGCAAGGCCCAGGAGGAAGCCGAGGCCCTCGCCAAGGAGATCGAGTTCACGCACGAGATCGCCCTGCTGATGAACGCCGACTTCGACCGGAAGAAGGCCGAGGCTGCCCAGGCCGCCGAGCAGGCCCGTCTGGAGCGCGAGGACCAGCTGCGCAGGGAAGGGGAGGAGCGGGCCCGCCGCGAGGCCCAGGAGGCTGAACAGCGCGCCCAGGAGGCTCAGCAGCGTGCCGAGGCCGAGGCTGCTGCCGCCGAGCAGCGCGCCCGGGAAGCCGAGGAACGCGCGGCCCGGGCCCAGAAGGAGGCCGACGAACGCGCCGAGCAGGCCGCCATCGAGGCCCGGCAGCGGGAGCAGGCCCGGCAGGAAGCCGCCCAGCGCGCCGAGGCCGACAAGAAGGCCGCAGCCGAGCGGGACATGGAACTGCGCCGCTCCGTGAACAACGAGATCGTGCAGGCCCTCCTGGCGCTGGAGGCGGGCCTCACCGAGCCCCAGGCCAAGGAGATCGTGAAGGGCCTGGCCCAGGGCCGGCTGCCCCGCGTCTCCATCGCCTACCACCAGGCCGCCGCGTGAAGTGCCGCGACCGCTACTGCAAGCAGGAGGCCATGCCGGGCGATCCCCGGTGTGGCTTCCACAAGGAACAGTTCGACGAACGCACCACCGCAGCCATCGCAGACCTGAAGAAGACCGCCACCCAACCCCCACCGAGGAAACCATGAACGACCTGCCCCCCCGCACCGCCATCGACACCGCCCTCGTCAAGGGCAACCTGGGCTGCCAGTACCTGGAGATCCACAGCCCCACCACGCAGGACCTGAAGACCGCCGCCGAGGCGTTCAAGCAGTCCAGCGACATCCTCAAGGCCAGCCTGGTCCTGCTCGAGCACGACTGCCGCGTCGTCATGGATCCGCCCGAGCCTGCGGCCGCGCCCTCCACGCCCCTCTTCGACGGCAAGGGCCAGCCCAACCCCGAGGCCGATGTAACCGCCGAGTCCGCGCCCAAGATCGCGGGTGAGCTCGGCTGCATCGACGTCGAAGTCGTCCGCAAGTTCAAGGTGGGCGACCGGGTGAAGGATCCGGATGGCGACCTGGGAACCGTGATCGAGGATGACGGCACCGACGAAGAGAACGAGCCCTACACCGTGCAGGTTGATGGCGCCAACTATTCCATGGGCTGGAGCGCTTCGGACCTCACCCTCGTCTCTGCCGACGACGAGGCCCTCGCCGAGCCCTTCCCGACCGGCACCAAGGCCGCGCAGAAGAAGGTCTTCGAGGAGCGCCTGTCCACGCTAGAGGACATCTTCTGCGAGCGCCTCGACCTGGCCGGTAACACCGAGCCCTACGGCAAGCAGCTGAAGGCCTTCCGCCCCCACCGTGACGCCTGGGCCGCTGCCTGGAAGGAAGACGCCAAGGCCACCTGGCCGAAGCTCCTGGCCGCCATCGTCGAAGCCAACAAGGTCGGCACCGAGTTCGACGCCTGGGCGCCGGCGGCCTAATGACCGGCCTCGCCTTCCTCATCGTCGCCGGGGCCGTGCCCTTCGTCCCCGGCGGCATCACCCTCACCCACCAGGTCCTCGAGGCCGTGGGTGAGGGGGTCTGGATCGACTACCGCACGCTGCAGGTGGGCGTGGAGTGGGAACGCTGATGCGGATCTACTGCGCCTCCCCCTACACCAGCGCCGACCCCCGCCAGGTCGCCGCGAACATCATCCACGCCGAGCGCGTGGGGCAGACCATCCGCGAGCTGGGCCACATCCCCTTCGTCCCGCACATCGCCCTGCCTGCCTTCCCCGCCACCATGGCGATCGAGGACCAGTGGGAACCCGCCATGCGGGAGTGCATGAGCCACCTGGAGACCTGCGACGCCATCGTGCTCACGGGCGACTGGCAGAAGTCCCGCGGCTGCCGTGCTGAGTTGGCGGCGGCCTACGCGCTGAAGATGACCGTCTACTTCGGCCTGGGCGAGGTTGATGAGGTGGCGGCATGAAACTCGTGGCTTCCCGCATCGACAACCAGGTCTTCAACCCTGCAGCCTGCCCGCTCTCCCGCCTCTACGACGAGGTGCAGGCCTGGCTTCGGGAAGGCCTTGGCTGCTCCAACCTGCTCCCGACGATGGAGGAAGCGGAAATGAACTACGACCTCGCCAAGGTCATGTTCCATCGCCTGCTGTCGGATGCCGGGGTGCGCCCGTGAGCCCTGTCGAGTCCACCGCCGTCCGCGAGAAGCGCCTTGAGCTGCAGGAGCTGGAGCAGGCCAAGGACTTCTGGGGCCCCGAAGCCTACGAGGCCATGCGTCAGGCACTCCAGGACGACCTGGCCGAGCTGCAGGGCGAGCCCGTGATGCCCCGCCGCGTCATCTCAACCCCCTGCCTGAACCCGAATTTCGCCGCCAAGGAGACCCCCATGCCGAGCAAACCCGCCCATGAACTGACCGAGGAGCAGAAGGAAGCGCGGCGGAAGTATCACCGCGAGTGGAAGGCCAAGCAGAGGGCCGAGAAGGGCTCTCCGAAGAAGTCGAAGAAGGTGGACGAGAAGCCGCCCCGCGCTCCGAAAGTCGTCCAGCCCACGCCGGAACCTGAGCCAGTCAAGGCTCGGAAGGTGGAAGGATTCCCGGCCATCGACGCGCTACGCTCCCAGGCGCTGGCCCTGCTACCCATGTTGGATGGGATTGCCTTTGACGATGTCGAAGCCGCCCGGCACGAGCTGGAGGCCGTAGGGGACATCCTCGGCCTGGGCTTCCGGATGCTGTCCAGGAAGAAGGCGGCAGCATGACCGCCCCCATGCCCTCCAACGCCCCCGAGCTCATCCGCGACCGGGCACGGCTGGATGCCCTGGACTTCGTGGCGCCCCGCTTCGTCGCCCAGCACGATGCCATGGCCCGATCGCAGCGCTTCGACCTGTGCCTCTGCCCGCTCTGCCGGATGGTGCGGCCGTTCCTCCCCGAGCCCCGCTACTGCGACCAGCTGGACGAGCGGGAGGCTGCGTCGTGACCTCCACCCTCACCCACCAGCGAGCCTACCAGCGCAACCGGAAGTCACAGCTCCGCAACCAGAACCTTTGCCCGTGGTGTGGCCGAGTTCCGCCGGTCGAGGGTCGCACCCGATGCGCTTCCTGCCTGGAGATCGCCCGCAAGAACAGCCTTGCGTTCATGAAGCGGCGCCGGAAGTTCTGGAAGGCGATGGGCTGGTGCCAGCTCTGCGGGAAGCGCGACGCCATGCCCCGGCAGAGCCGCTGCGCCGTGTGCGCCGAGCTGCAGGACGAATACAAGGCCCGGGTGCGGGGCAAGGTGGCCGCATGAGCGAGCTGGCCTTCACCGTCGGCGCCCGTGTCCGCCTCACCAAAACCGGGGGCCTCTACTACGGCGCCGCCGCATTGAATGGTGACTCCCGATGGCCCCGCTTCGCCTACGTCCCATCTGGTCAGGGCGGGGGAACCGACGGCACGGTCCTGGTGGCCGGCGACCGTCCCCACAAGCCCGGAGCCGACCCGCGCCCCTACTACGTCCGCTGGGACAACGGCGCCGAGAACAGCTACCGCGAGGTGGACCTGGAGCTCGCGCCGGCCGCCCCCGAATTTTCCCCCCTCGTCCCCGAAGGTGATCTGTGAACAAGCGCCGCGCACCCTCCACCCCTCCGCCCGATCCCCAGGTCGAGAAGGTCCCCCTGCCACGCATGGGCTTCACCTTCGACGAGCTCGCCGAGATCCTCTGCTGCGGCCGCACCACCGTCTACGAGACGGTGAAGGACTGGAAGATCAAGGTCTTCTACGTGGGCCGGAAGCCGATGGTGAGCCCGTGGGAGCTGGAACGCGCCATCCGGGAGCAGGAGAAGGTGGCGGCGTGAGTGTCTGCGGATCCCAAGGAGTGAACCCTTCAACCCAAGCCCAGGGCGGCAACGGCCGGTCCTGTCCAGGAGCCCGACGATGCCCAAGGCCCTCAATCTCGCCTACCTGGCACTCTGCCGATGGCAGCCACCGGCTACTTCGGAGAATGGGGTCATGCGCCGGGAAGCCCTCAAGGCTATCGAGGACGAAACAGGCATCAAGGGCGAGGTCGCCCACTACAACGCCATCCATCGCCCCGCCAAGGGCTGATGTCCAGAACGAGGAACCAATGGAACCCCATGAAATCAGCCTCGGCAAGAAGGTCCGGTTCGTATTCAGCCTGGATCGAAAGCGCGAAGGTAGCTCACGAACCTGGCGCAAGTGGGCGATGCGCGCAGACTTGGTGCGGGAAGGCATCGTGGTCGGTCTTCGCACCCTCCAGAACGGCGAGATGGATACCGAGATGGATCCTGACTCACTCCAGTACGGCGTGACCTACTTCGCCTGCAGCCAGTCCTTCCGCGCCGCCCTTGTCTCCACGAACCTCTATCGCAAGCCGATCCTGGTTGCGCTGGATGATCTCTTACCCGCCGAATAATCCTGTCCAAAAGCCGCTACCATAGGCCCCATGCGGACCTACGAGGAAGCCGTCACGGCTTGGCTGTTCGACTGGTACCCCGGCGTGCGGGTTCTGGAGCCCCAAAGATCCCCAGCTTCGGTGAGTAGGTCTTCACGGCCTCACCCAGAGCCGTCGGCGCCAGGTGCCCGTAGTAGCGCTCCACCATCCGCGTGTCCGAGTGCCCGAGCTGGGCGGCCACGTAGATCAGCGGCATCCCGGAGTTGACCAGGCCGGAGGCGTAGGTGTGCCGCAGCTCGTGGAACCCGAGCGGCTTGATCTTCGCCGCGAGGCAGAGCTTCCGCATGCGTTTGACCTGGTCGTAGGGCATCCAGTCGCCCTGGTCCTCCCGGCTGTCCCTGGCCACACCGGAGTGCTTGAAGAGGGGCTCGTCGGCGTCCCGCCCCTTGGTGAAGCGGATGAACCAGGGGAGCGACTCGGGCGCCAGCTTGATGTGCCGGGGCTTCCCGTTCTTGCCGCGCAGGATGAAGAGGGTCTCGGCCTTCTTGTCGAAGTCCTTCACCTTGCACCGGCTCAGCTCGCCGTACCGTGCCCCGCTGGCCAGGGCCCCGATGATCAGCGCCTGGAATTCCGGGTCGGCGCACGCCGCCACCAGGGCCTGGCTCTCCGCCGTCTCCAGGAAGCGCACCCGGGACTTGCCCACGTCCTTGAACCCCTTGACCTCCCGCCAGGGCGCCGCGCCATGGGCCCTGCCCTCCTCGAAGGCCAGATTCAATGCCGCCTTCAGGTTGGTCAGGATCCGGTTGGCCGTGTCCTTGCGCTTGCGGATCTGCTCCGGGTCGGTGGGCGGGTCGTAGTGCTCCGGCTCGGCCCCGCGCTTCACGCTGCGGCGCTTCCCCGTGGCCGCCAGCTTCTGGTGCCAGTCCTCGATGCGCTTCCGGGTGAGCTTGTGCACCTCGTCCTCACCGAAGGCCGGGAGGATGTGGGCCTCGATGGTGTTCTCGACGTTGGTCACGCTTCCGGAGCCCTCCTTGCGCAGGTAGGCCAGGTAGTCCCGCATGGCGTCCTTCACCAGGTAGGGCCCGTCCTGGGGCACCTCCCCGCCGGCTGCTAGGATGGCCTTGCGCTCCTGCTCTTTGAACCAGTCCTCGGCCTTGGCGGTCGCCTGGGCGTAGGTGAAGATGGTCATGCCGTTGGCTGTCAAAAAGTCGTCAGCGTGCCCGATGGGTGCCTGGGTCATCTTCTTGGTGGTGCGGTCGTAGAACCGGGCGGTCCAGGATCCAGCCGCCCCGTTCACCGGCCTCCTGTAGAGGAGGTAGCGCCCCGTGGCCAGCGTCTCGGTGTGGTCCCGGCCCAGCTCCAGCTTCTGCCGCTGCGACCAGAACTCCAGGTTCGCCGATCGCTTCGTCCTGGCCACCACCACCCCCGTCCGCAAACCGTCCGCAAAACACGGCGCGGATCAGGCTACCATCGGGGCGGAGCGAGACGGATGCTACGCTGACTCCAGGGCACTTGCTTGGTTCGTCTCATCCCGTCCGATGCCAAAAACCCCCCGCCCCAGGCCTTGACACGGTGGGGGTCGGCGGTTCGAGACCGCCCGCGCCAACCACTTAAACGCACGAAGGCCCAGGCTTAACCTCCTGGGCCTTCCCCTTTTGTGCTGGATTTTTCAGTCCGTCCGCAAACCATCCGCAAAGCTCGCTCGGCGGATGGGGGCGGAATCAGACGGGCTCGGTGCCATCCGGGACGGCCTTGGGGTGCCTATCCAGGACGCCGTCACCCAATGGCCTGATCGATCCTCGTCTTAACGTAGGTCGCCCAGAGGGTGGACCCGGCGAGGTTGGGATGGACCGAATCGGTCATCAGGGAGCCGGGGAATCCGGCATCCATGAACACCTTGAAGATATCCATCACCTCCAGGGACTGGGTAGACCGGAAGCCCAGCATGTCGAGCCGGCGCCGTGCGTGAATCCGGTTGTAGATCGCAGCGGTGGTCTCAGGGTTCTGGGTCATGGCGACGATGGCCGCGTTGGGCAGGCGCGTCTTGATGGCATCGGTCCAGGTCTTGTAGAGGGTTGCCCAGGGGCCTGCGGTGATCCACGCCTCGTTGTGGTTCGTGGAGGCGAACACCACGGCCTGGCCGTATTGCGGCAGCAGTTTGGGGAGCCGGGTGGCGTTGCCCAGGTAGGCGATGTTGGCCCCAGGGTTGCAGCCGTTGACGATGGTCAGGACCGGAGCGCCCACGATGTTCTGAGGGGTTCCGAGGGCCGCGGGGCTCCAGAGATCGGGAACGATGGGGAAGATGCTCGGCCCCGTGTCCCCGTCCCGGATGTCGATGGCGTAGACCTTGGTGTAGATCGAAGGCCCGTTGTTCACGCCGCCGATCTGGTAGCCGTAGGTCGGAAGGGGATTGAAGACGGTGGTCGTTCCGACGGTGGTGATGGTGGTGCCGAGCTGGGTCCAAGCATAGCCATCGGTCGAGGTGTAGAACTTGGTGACGCGGTTGCCCGACCCATCGTTGGGGTTGAAGAGAACCCGAACCCAGCGAATATCGTTCGCCGAGAACCCGGTGGCCACCGTGGAAGCCACAGAGAAGGCGGCGGTCCCATCAGTGGACCAGAGGAACCCGAGGGTGCCCGCGGTGTTCACGTAGAAACGCCACCCGATGTAGGGCGCGGCGCCCTTGTCCAGCATGATCAGGTACTGGGTGGCAGCAGGTGACCAGTTGGTCAGCGACACCTTGGCGCGCACGTCGATGATGCTGGAGGTCGTGGAGGGCCCCACGGCCGTGACGGGGTCAGTGATGGCCGCATAGGTCCCCGAGGCACAGTCCAGATACCGCTCCCCGCCCACGCCCGTCTGGATCCGAGTGGGCGCAGCGTAGGTCTGGGACGCATCGTTCCAGAGGAGGTGATCCACCGTGAACGCGGGGTTCGCCGACGCGAGCTGCTGCGCCAGGAGGTAGGGCCAGTCGGTCGTGTCGTTGGCCGTGGAATCGCTGAGGATCTGGATGCCGGTGGTCAGGCCTTCGGACAGCGCGGTCTTGAGCGCGAACAGGGGGCCACCCGGAGCCTCCGGTATGGACTGGACCTTGCTCCCAAGGGTCGCGTCAGGGTAGTCCACGGTCTTGTCGTAGGCAACGAGGGCCGCGCCCTTCCCGGCTCCTGTTTTCGAGATATCCAGGAGCCTGCGCCCGAGGGTGCCGGCGGCATAGTTCACCGCCGGATCGAACCCAAGGAGGTCCGCCCCAGTGGTGTCGGCCATGTCGGCTCGAAGCCGTGCGGTGCTCACGTCTGGGGCTTCGATCAAATCGACAGGCCATCCAACCTGCGATGCTCCCAGGCTATCCACGAGATCGACCTTGTAGGTGACCAGAGGGTCGAGCCTGAACTCCGTGCTCCCGTTTACATCGAGCGTCAACTCGGTCCCCAGCGGCGTTCCATCCCCGGAATAGACAGGGGTCGGCGTGGTGGTGCCAGCCAGATAGAACTTCACTTTCCCGCTGGGGAGCGGCTTGCCACCGATCAGGGGCTGGAACTTCATGGCGGGAGGAAGATTTACGGTCATGGGTGGCTCCGAGGGTCTACTGCTGAGGGGGTTCGAGCTGGTAGGCGTTGGCGATGGGATCAGGCGTGGCCACTCGGCTCATCACCTTGGGCAGCTGGTTCTCCACCAGGTCCTGCATGACCTTGGAACCGACGGGCAGCTCGGAAGCTGCCAGCAGGAGGCGCTTGCCGACCGGGGTGGTAAGGAGGACCTTGGCGGTCTTGGCGCCACCCCAGGCGAGCACGGCGGCCCAGGGATCCACGAACTTGGCGGCACCAGCCAGGCCACCGCCCACGGCCAGCTGCATGAGTCGGTTGCCGGTCGGAGGGTTCTCGGCGAACTGGCCGGCCCGCTCCACGTGGCGCATGAGCTTGGTGAGCCCGTCGAGCTCCCACTTGTCCTCACCCTTCAGGGCCACGCCGAGGGGCTTGCGCATGTCCTCGAGGTACTTGGCGAAGCGGCCCGGGCTGAAGATGGCGGCCTGGTCCCCGGCCCCGGGGTTCAGAGCCTTCTCAAGGGCGTTCTCCACGAAGCCGACGCGCACTGCAGCCTGACCCTTGGGGTCCAGTGCCTCGTAGAAGTTCTGCGCCCTGCCCTCGCGGCCGCGCTTCATGAACTGGTCGAAGATCTCGTCCGGGGTGGCCGACTTCATGGCCGCGGCCAGGGCCTTGTCCTTGAACGGGACCACCTGTGTCCTGTAGATCCGGTCGGCATCCCGCCAGGCCGTGGCCAGTTCCGGGCCGTTGGACTTGGCGAAGGACTCCATGTCCTTCTCGACGGCTCCCCGCAGGCGCTCCAGGATGCCCGTGCCCTCGGTGCCCACGGCGGCGTTGGCGCCCTTCTTCCCGTCCTGGATCATGCCGCCCAGCCGGGACCGGAGGCGCCGCAGGCCCTCGAAGGTGGTGTCCACGGCAGACTGGGCCGGCAGGGCCGAACCAGCCGCCCCGCCACCAACAGCCTGTGCACCGGCCTGGGCCACCGGCTGGGCGGCCTCGGCATTCAGCCGGGTGTAGATCTTGTTCAGGACGCTGGCGGTGGATTCCTCGGGGAGGATGTCCACGGCACCGTTGCGCCGCAGCTCCTCCAGGATCCGCATGGTCTCAACGAGGGGAACCTCGCCATGCTGCGCGGCCAGCTGGCCCACCTTGTCGTAGGCGGCATCGGCGGCCAGCTTCCCCTGGAACAGCTTCAGGTTCCCGCTGGTCTGCAGGATCTTGGTCCAATCGGAGCCCGCGGCGTTGATCTCGTCCAGCAGGGCCTGGGCCCCCTTCCGACCCGCCCGCGCCGCCTGTTCCACTTGGCCGAGGTTCGACCAGCCCTGGTTGTTCATCTCGTCCAGCAGCTGCTGGGCCATGCCCTGGGCAGCCGCACCGGCCTTCTGGTCCTGCACCTGGCGGAACCGGCCCATGCCGACTCCAGGGACGCTCTCCAGCGCGACCTCGCCCTTGCGCATGGCCACGGATCCGGAGGCGTCTCCGGCGGTGGTGGGCACGTCGAACTTCTGGCCGAGACGCTCGATCTCCGCAGCGCCGGGCTTCATCACGCCGGCGGCGAAGTTGTAGGCCTTCCCCAGGGCTGGGGAAATCACCTTCTCCACCACGGCAGGGGTGGCACCGCCCAGGACGGTCCCAAGACCTACCTGGGCGCCCTTCTGCTTGGCGTAGCTGTTCGGGTCGTTGGGGTCCACATCCACAGGCTGGGTGAGGGCGCCGACACCGCCGGCCACTGCACCCAGGGCCACGCGCCCGCCGAGGGTGGCGGCCTTGGCCACGGGAGGAGCAGGCGTGCCCATGACGGTGCCCACCACGTCCGCTGCCTGGGTTGGGAGACCAGCCTCCTGGCCCTTCAGCCAGTTGGTCTTGTAGTCCCAGTCGGCGAACTTCTGGGCCAGGTCCTTGTAGGCCACGTCCGCATCCGAGTTCGCCCCGATGGCGCGCCCGGCTCGGGTGACCAGCTGAGCGCCGCCGCGGGCTGCAGAGGTGAGTCCGTGCAGGAACCCGCCCACCGGCTGGGTGAGCGGGAGGTAGGGGCTGACCATGGGGTTGGCCGATGCGCCCTTCCCGAACATGGTGGCCACCACGCCATTCGGGTCAGTGATGTTCTTCGAGAAGTCGCCGTCCTTGTAGTAGCGGGACTTCTTGATCACCGACGGGTCGAAGCCAAAGGCCTGGATGATCTCGTCATCCGAGGACCCGAGCTTGATGTCCGCGGGGCTGGGGCGCTTCGGGGCGGCAGGGGCGGCAGGGGCGGCACTGAAGAGGTCGTCCGGAAGAGAAGCCGGGCCAGGGGCCACCGCAGGGGTGGCGGGGGCCTTGGGCGCCGTGAAGAGATCCTCGGGGAGCGGCATTACTGCACCTCGATTCCGCGCTGGCGGAGCGCGAAGACCACCTCATCCAGGGTCTTGCCCGCGTACTTGCCGCCGGGCTTGATGGCGTCTCGGACCTCGGAGAATGTCACCTTCCCGGCGGTCTTCGTGGGCTTGGCAGCGGCCACCGGCTTCACCACTTCCGGGAGGTCCTGACCCGCCTGGATCTGGAGCACGCCGATAGCGGTCTTCCGGGAATCGGCCTTCTGCTGGATGACCTCCTTGGAATCACCCGGCTGGGGGAAGTACTTCTTCTCCTCGTTGGCGAATTCAGAGGCGCTGATGGCCGCGCCGGACTCCTTGCGCAGCACGGCGCTCACGAAGTTCCGCTTGGCCTGGTCGTACTCCTGCAGGGGGGCCGGCGTGAGATAGTTCCCGACGCCGGGGATGCTGGAGGCCAACCGCTGGGGCCCACCCGCCACGTTGGCCCCAGAAGCCTCCAGGCGGTTCAGGATGACATCCGCCTCCCGGGCCCGGATGCCGAACCCGAGCGCGTTGCCCTGGGCCTCGGTGAGGGGCTTGGCACCTCCCTTCGGGGCGTACCCCTCCACCTCGCGGAGGGCACCCTTCTTGTCCTGCTGCACGAGCTTCGACTTTCCCGTGGCAGGGTCCGTGACCTCGAAGGGCTGGGAATAGCCGATGTTGACGAGGGCGCCGTGGGTGGTGGCCTTCAGCTTGAGGTCCGCAGCTTCCTTCGCCGTGAGGAGGTTGTTGGCCTGGTCCTGAGTGGCCTTGCCGGCCTCGGTCTGCGCCTTCACACCGATCGGCGCGCCCATGGTCTGCTCGCCGAGGATGTTGGTGGTCACCGGGACCTGGGCGCCGTTGATCTCCTGGATCTTGGGCTTGAGGGTGGCCAGGGCCTCATCGACCTTGGCGGCCTTGGTCAGCACTGCGGCCCGGTTCTGAGGCGAGAACTGCAGGAAGGGCTGGAGGCCCTGGGCGATGATGGGGTGGTCCTGGAGCACCACCTGCATGCCCTGCTGCCACTTCTCCGGGGTGTCGGCCCAGGCCGCCATCTTGCCCACATCCTCGTTGCCAGCCTTGATCGCGGCCCGGCGCTGGTCGTCCACCTTGCCCAGGCTCTCCTGGATGTCGAGGATCTCCTTCTGGGTATCCAGGTGCTGCTTCCGGATGCTCTGGGCCTGCTTGTAGAGCCCCTTCTGCTGCGCTAGGTCAGCCAGCTGGGGGAGGTTGCCCCCGGCCTGCTGGGACAGCTCGCGCATGGCCTCGTCGTCCTTCTTGGCCTGCATGAGCTGGCGGAGCTGCAGCCCGCGCCCCATGGCCCCTGCCACGTCGATCTGGGGCACGCCCTGACCCACCTGGGAATAGATGCTCGCGTCGATCGGCACAGCTCACCTCCTACTTGTAGCCTTCGTAAGTCAGCCAGTTGTTGACCCCGTTGTTCAGCGCCGAACTCCAGCCGTTGCCCGCCGCGATGGAGGCCGCACCGCTGGCGTTGGCAGCGCCCATGAGGTTGTTCCCCTGTGTGAGGGCATTGGTCTGGCCGAGCTGGGCGAGCTGGCCGTTGGCCGTCTGCCCGATGCCGGCCACCGCGGCCAGCTGGTTGAAGCGGGTGCTGCGGTTGGTCTGGAATCGGTTGTAGGCGTTCCCGAACTCCTGCGATCCCATACCCTGGCCGTAGCGAGTCAGGGCCTTGAGGGTGGCGCCACCGAGGAACCGGCCGCCGGCCGCCGCGCTGCGCTCCAGGGCCTTCTGACCCTCGGCCAGGCGGAAGGCATAGCCCGGATCCGCCTGGAAGTCGGCCATGGAGAAGTCCCGGCTGAGGGATCCGTAGTCACCGAGCTGGGTGTTGGGATCGCCCGGGGTCCATTCGCCCGTGGTGGCGTTGTAGTTGTAGGTCGGGCCGTACTGACTGGCGGCGACATCGGGTCGGAGATAATTGGGATTCCCATCCAACTCATTCAGGCGCGTGTTGCTGGTGTCGTTCATGCTGGGCTGATTCACCCCCCCACCGGTCATCCCATAGGCCAGGGTGGCCTCAGCATTGGGGTCCAGGCTCCCGCCGGCCTTCGTCGGCGTCCTGGGCGTCCCTGTGGGGGTCGTGGTGCCGGGCGTGGGAGCGGTGGCCCCCCCAGAGGTGTTCGGCGGCGTGGGGGCGGACACTCCGGAGGGCGTGTAGGTGCCCGGCGTGGGCAGCGTCGCGCCGTTTGTGCGGTTGCCCAGCGTCCCGAGTTGGCCAGTGGTGTTGTTGCCCGGCGTCTGGCGCGGGGCGTAACCGGGAAGCCCCAGCAGGTAGGACAGCTGGCTGATGGCCGAGCTCCCAGCGTTCCGCCAGGGCGCCATGTCCGTGCGCGTCTGCTGGTACTGGGCCTCGCTCAGCTGGTTGGCCGCGTTGGCGGCTCCGGCCTGAGTGCTGGCGGCATCCCGGGCGCCCTGGGCCGACATGTACCCACCAAGCAGGGAGGCCCCTGCGACTGCTACGTAGCCCCACGTCATGACAGCACCTCCACGGGCTTGTGGCCGAGTTCATTGGGAATGACGACGCGGCTCTCGATGAGATCCATGTCCCGCGTGTCGTCGGGGTTCAGATGGGCGCTGAAGAAGACCACGTGGGTGTGCGCGTAGAGGAGGGGCTTGGTCCCGCCCTTCACCGTCACCATGCAGGGGCCCTCGATGGTCCGGGTTTCCTCCCCGGTCTTGAAGGTGACCTTGCCCTGAGCCACGATCAGCCCGTCGTCCTGGGCGTGGATCTTGCCCGTCAGGTAGGTATCCTCGGCCATCTCGAACCGCCGGAAGTAGAGTCCAGGGACGAACATGTGCTCCGCCGGGATCAGCGGCACGGCATGCTGGGCGAAGAGCGTCTCGACGGCGTAGATGGCCTCCTGGATCTTTTCAGGCGCATGCTCGACCGCCCCATAGCCGCTCTCGCTCACGTGGTGAGTGACCATTCCCCGTTCCATCAGGACACCTTCACGCCAGAGCAGCGGAGGGCCATGACCGACGCTGCATCCGCAAAGGCCGTGATGAAGTCGCCGGTCTCCAGGACATGGCCCACGGCCTGGTTGACGAAATAGGTCTGGCCCGGGCCCACCGGCTCGGTCTTGGCGATCATGTTGCCCGAGCTGGCCGCGCTGCCCGCAGGCACGATGTGGAAGGTGAACACCCGAGCCACCGTATCCGTGTTGGTGATCGAGCAGCTTTTGATGATGGTGCGGGTGTTCGCCGGGGAGGCGTAGAGCCCGGGCGTGACCGCAGCGGCATTCGGCAGCAAAGTCCCTTCGATGAGGCAAACGGGCGTGACGAGCATGGCGGCTCCTTACTTGGAGAAGGTGGTACGAGACCCCCGGGTGTCCGACTGGTAATGGATTCCGAAGGAAATCAGGAAGGGGTCTGCGGCGGGGGCTGTGCCCGCGGCGGCGATGCGCTTGAGGCGAATGAGGATCTGAGCGCCGACCTTGAGCGTTCCAGCAGGGATGGTGTAGATGGTCCCCACCCGGTGCGTCCGGTCAGGCTGGGAGGCGGGGATGGTGAACTCAGCGCTCTGCGTGGAGGTCGCCGGGAAGGCCGTGGGGGACACACCCGACTCCAACGGGTTGCAGGCCGTCCACTCGATCTCCCACTTCACGCCCCGAACCGTGAGGTCATTGGCCCCGCCCAGTGCCCAGTGCAGATGCACTTCCAGGTCGGTCCCTTCCTTCCAGTCGTGCAGGGCCTCCGCGGACTGCCACTGGATGGCATCACCAACGGCAAACTGGTCCTTGACGATGTTGCCCTGGAAGGCGTTGCGCGCCGGAACGCCTGCACCCGCTACAGGAGTGAAATCTCGCGCGAGGTTCCAGTCGTCCCATACCACTCGATCAAACCGGGCAGCCCACGGGTCCAGCAGCAGGTAGAGCGACTCCAAAAGCCCCTGCACTTGAACGGGGCCACCGCCGAACAGATCCACCTGATCGACCGAAGATGCTCCGCCAGCGGCCCCGATGCCCATGGAAGAGGAGAAGGCATCGAGCATGGATAGTTCGTCGGGGGTGAGCGAGTCGGAGCTACCAATGCGCCGATACACCTTCGTGATCCAAGGGATCCACGCTGAGGAGACGAATCCCCCCTGATTGACGATGGGCACGCCAAAGGGCGGCGGGGTGAGCTGGGAGGCCGCAATGGCGGCCCGTTCAGCCTCGTTCGCCGCCTGGGTCGCTTGGGTCGCTGTGGCAACTTCCGCCGGTGTGGATGCCGTGGTGGTTGCCGATGGGTCTACAGGCGTCGGGCCCCAGCCAGAATCCAGGACAGGGTCTTCATTGCTCGGGATCAGCGGGCGGGCCATTAGAACCTCCCCGCATCAATGGCGAGGTTCGCGCCCACCAAGACCGTCTTCACCGGGGCCGTGCCGCGCACCTTGAAGACTAGATCCCGGCCAAAGCCGAGACGGCGCCAGATGGCCCGGTGCCGGTATTGCCCCATCTTGCCTGCCGAGGTCCACAGCTCAGGGCCCCAGGTGAAGCCACCGTCCCGGGAGATCTGCAGCATGACCTGCGGGTCGAGGCCTTCCCCTGCCCCAGCAAGACCCACCCCAGTCTCCATCTCCAGCTCGAACGAAGAGGGGAAGAGGTTCACGCCCTCCTTGTTCAGCCGCGGGGCCTGGCGCTCCCAGGCCAGCGTGTCGCCATCGTTGGTGTAGGTGTCCGGGTCGATCTGGTAGATCCGACCGTCCGTGGAGTCCCCGGCGATCCACACCCCGTAAACAAAGGCGCTGCAGGAGACGCGGGAGGGGACATAGACGCCGCTCACCAGCTCGGCGCGCTCATGCCACTGGCTGGTGCTGAGGTCGTAGCACCAGGTCGTTTCGGCGCCCGGCAGGGCCAGGCAGTAGAACGTGTGCCCGCCCTCCACATGGACCCAGGCGTAGGCATCGGAGAGGCTCCCCGACTTGCGCACGGCCAGCTCCACGGCATGGTTCGAGATCCGGCGGGGCTGGAAGCCGTCGGCCATGAGCACCTGGCCCTTGTCGCTCAGCCAGGCCACCGTGCCGGCGAACTTCTGGGCGGTGAAGGCGGCGGCGCAGCCATGCTCGATGAAGCTGCCGTCGATGCGGCTGAAGGGGAAGTCCGGATCCCCGGAGTTCCAGTAGACCTCGACGCTGGCGCTCCCGAACACCCAGGCCTGCCGGTTGTTCGCCAGGACTCCCACCACGGGGTCAGGCAGGCCCTCGGCCACGCCGAAGTCGAGCCCATCCCACGTGGTTCCATCGTAGAGGCTGCTGATCTGGAACTGCCCGGTGCCGGGGTTATTCACCAGGAAGTAGCCGTCGATGAAGCAGGACCTGGCCGCGCCCATGAAGAATTCGCTGTCGATCTTGGAGAAGGCGCCCGTGATCAGGCTCACGGTGTAGCCCTTGGAGCCGTCCACGATCATCATCTGGCTGCCGTTGTCCACGATGTCGACCTTGCCGGTGCTGGACTCAAGCGTTCCCGCCTCGTGCCCCACCCAATCCGGGGTGACGCTGTAGAGCTTGTCCCCGCTCACCACAGCCAGGCGCCCAGTGCTCAGGGTGTAGACCCCGCGGATCGGGCCACTCCCCAGAGTGGCGAGCCGCTTCAGGCCCGGGACCTTCGGCAGGGTTCCGATCTCCCCATTGGGCGAGTTCCGGGTCTCGATGAGCTCCGGGTACAGGTTCACGCACCGCTCCCCGGCCGCCTTGGGCGACTGGAGGCGGTAGGTGGGCCCGATGAACCCAGGAAACCGCACGTCAGCCCCCCAGGAAGCCAGCGAGGCCGCTGCCGTTGCTGCAGCCGCCCTGGAGCATGGCGTCATCCACGCCCATCACCGGCGTGGTGTGGTTGGCCCGCTTGATGGCAGCCTTGGACTCGACGGCGTTGTTGACCACGGCCACCGAAGGCTCCCGGCCGTATTCCGCGGCAAGTTCCAGCGCCAGGTTGTACCGGTACATCCGGGCGTACCCCGGGGGCAGGACGAGCTCGGAGTTGAGGTCGTCCATGGTGTAGGTCGGAAGCTGATCCCAGCACCACAGGGCCATGGAATAGGCCTGGGACGGCTTGGGGTGCAGGTAGACCTTCCCGAGGGGGAATTCGGGGTCGTAGAAGAGCCGGGTGGGGAGGCCGGTCATGTTCTTGATGGGGATCTCAGCCCATTCGCTGTCGTCCACGACCTCGACTTCGTATTCCCCGGCCCCGATGGTGACGAAGGCCTTCTCGATCACCACCGGTCGGGAGGTGTCGAAATCCCCCCCCGAGCCGATGGTGTGCGCGGCCTTCCCCGGCGTGGTTGTCACGTCCACGCGGGTCAGGCCGGTCGGGTTCGTCAGGTGCTCCAGGTTCAGCGTCTCGATGAGGCCGTTGAGAGCCTGGAGTGCGTCCTGCGCGGTCACAGCATCCAGGGCTTCGCCAGGGTTCGCCGCACCGATGAGGCGAAGCGAGCCAGTGAGGAGGTCCTGGAGCGTGGCCATGGGCTACCCCTTCGCTTCGGCTGCGCGGATGGCCGCGAGGATCTTCTCGGCGCCCTGCTGGGGCTTCATGTCGCCGATGTCGAGGTTGTTGTCCTTGGCGTACTGCAGGAGCTCGCCGGCGCGCATGTCCTCCAGGGCCTTCGGGGCGGTGAGCTTGGCCAGGTCGGCCTTGAGCTGTTCCACCTCAGCCTGGAGGGCGGCGCAGTTGGCGCAGGGCGCTCCGCCGGTCAGAGGCGCCTGGCCCAGGTCAGGGCTGGGCTCGTCGCTGGGCTGGTTCTCCCAGCCTTCCTCGACCTTGGCCAGTTCCTCGGCCTCGTCATTGACGATGCAGTTGGTCTGGCCCTTGAAGAGCATGCGGGGGTAGGGCTTGGGCTCGTAGCTCATGCCTACCTCGCCAGAGCGGTCTTGGCATTCGCCACGCCGCCATCGACCCGGGCCACCTGGATCAGGTAGTCCTGGGAGGCCGTCGGCGTGATGCCGGCGCCCGTGTTGTTGGAGAAGGTGATGGCGAGGGTGTCATCCGCGCTGATGCGGGCCCCGACGATGCCGAGCCCCGCCTGGGCGGTGGGCTTGGAAATGCCGCAGATGAAGTCGGAATTGAGGCGGAGGCCGGGGACCGTGAAGGTCTGCTCCGCCGTGGTATTGGCAGCCACCAGGGCAGGGCTCAAGGTCGCCTTTGCGACCCAGAGCTCCCGGGTGTTGCCGTAGCACATGGTCATAGGATCTCCAGAAGGAAGAAGGAGAGGGGGGAAGGCGAACCCTCCCCCCTCAGGTGGGACTACTCAGTGACGCGCACGGCGTGGTCGCGGTAGACCAGGACGGGGTCGGCGTAGAGCACGTCGATGCGGGTGTGCTCCATGTCCGCCTTGCCATCACCGAAGGTCATGACGCGCAGCGCCACGCCGTCGGCGTCGAAGGTGTAGCCCTCGCAGCTGGCCAGCACGGGCAGGGGAGCGAACGCGCAGGCGATGGCGTCCCGCTGCCAGATGAGGTTCTGGCGGTAGCCGGTGGAGGCGTTGCCCACGATGGTGAGGGCGGCGCTGTCGGCGGGGAGGGCGCTGACCGTGGTCCCGGGCGCGGTGGCGTCGATGGGAGGCCAGATGCTGATGGCGCCGGTGGTGCCGCTCATCGTGGCGTCGGCGGTGATCACGAACTGCCGCAGGTTGGGCAGGGCCGCGTTCGTCAGGGGGTGGGTCTCGTAGACGCTGGCGATGGTGAAGACGGTGCCCTTCTTGAAGGTGTCAGAGTTCGCCACGCCCTTGATGTTCAGGGTGCTGCCGGTCTGGCTCGCGCCGTTGACCTGGACACCGGAGACCTTGTTGCCGTTGGTGTGCACCGGCAGGGACTGGTTCTCGTAGAAGTCCATCTCGCCGTAGCTGTTGAGGTACCCCTTCATGAACATGTCCGCCACGGCCTTGTTCGGGTTGAAGAGGGTCTTGGAGGCGTCCACCAGCTCGATGTTGGCGTCGGAGCTGATCAGGGCCGTGCGGGGGGCGCCGGGCGCCAGGTGGCGCTGCAGGACGCCGCGGGCCTGGCTGTAGACCTTGGCGGTGCTGGGAATCGTGCCCGCGGTGCCGACCAGGTTGGGGATCTGGCTGTAGGTCTTCAGCAGCATGTCGGACTGGACCGTGCTGAGCAGGGTGCTCATGGCCGGCTTCAGGAACCGCTCCCGGAACTCCTCGAGGCTCAGCGCCTTCTCCACGGCCGTGAAGCTCAGGGGCACGTGCTTCTGGGTGCTGATCGTGGAGGTGACGTAGGTCTCGATCTGGTCGTCAGCGCTGCCGCCGCCGGCGAAGGTGGCGCCATCGTAGACCTTGGACGGGGGCGGGATCTTGATCTTGAGGGTGCCGCCCTTCTTATAGCCGTTGACCTTCGCGGTCATGTCGTCTTCGCGGTTGCGATTGACGTTCATGATGAAGGACATTTCCTCGCTGAGGATCTTGGCCGCCTCGCGGGCGACCATCTGGTGGGTGAGAATGGTGTTGCTCATGGCTGTTCTCCGACAAAGGAGGTGTCAGGGGATCAGCGCCGCGGGGCCCTCTGTGCCCGCAACCAGTCGGCGTCCGAGAGCTTGCTCGGGTCCTTGGTCACGGTTCCACTGCCCTTGAGGGGCTGCAGAGGGGGTGGGGCGCTGGTGGTTCGTTTCTGGGGTTCGGTGGTGGTCTTCTTCGCCGAGAGCTCGTCCTCGATGCGCCCCAGGGCCACCTGCGCCCCGTGGGGGGTCAGGCTGGCGATCCGGCGGCACTCTTCGGGGTGAGAGGCGAGGTGGTGGAGCATCTCGCCGCCGTAGGCCGAGGCCACGATGGTCTGCATCATGGCGGGCGTGGCGGGGAGGTCCTCCTCGAGCAGTTCTTCCAGGTCGGGATGCGCGGCGTGAGCCGCCTCCAGCTGCTTCGTCCAGCTGTCCTGGGCCTCCTTCTCACGAGCCTTGGCCCTTTCGGCTTCGGTTTCCTGCTCCTTGGCCTTGTCGCGGGCCTGGAGTTTCTGTTCGGCCTTGTACTCGGCCAGGTCGGAGAAGTACTTCCGCTCAGCGGCCTTGAATTCCGCGTAGCTGTTGAAGCTGTTCTCGTCAGGGGGCTGAGGCTCGGCCAGGGCTTCCGGCTGCCGGGCAGGAGCGGCGGACACGCCGGCGCGAAGCCGGGCGATCTCCTCCTCCTGGGCGGCCAGGCGCGTGGTGAGCTTCTGGATCCGCTTCTGGAAGCCGCCCATCTTCTTCTTGGGCTCGCCGTTCTCGTCCAGCTCTTCGCCAGTCGGGGGCTCGCCGTTGGGGTTCTCGGGCGGGGTGTTCTTGGGTTCCCCATCACCCTGGACGCCAAGAGCGCCGGTCAGGGAATCGGGGGTGGGATCGATGATTTCCGTGCTCATGGGGTCTCCATGGGTGAGCCCGGCGCAGGGGCCGCCGGTAGGCCTTGAGGCATGGTTCCGGGCATCTGGCCCGGCTCGGGGGTACCCGGCGCGATTCCGCCGCCGGTGGCGGGTGCCATCCCGGGAGCCATGGGCATACCGCCAGCCAGCGTGGGCTCAGCGGTCATGCCCTGGTCATCGAGGGGCGAAGGGGTGAGCGCAGGGGCGGAAAGCCGCTGCAGCTGCAGTTGGATCTGGTCGAGCTCAGCCTGGAGGGCCGCGGCGCTGTCCTTCTGGTCCAGCGTGGCCCAGGTCTTCAGCAAATCGGCCTGGGTCTTCATGGCCGCGATGCGCTCGTTGGAGGCGATCTCCATGGCCTTGGAATCCATCTTGTCGTGGGCTTCGTTCAGGGCGGCCGTGAGCTGCTCAATGACCTGGCCCTGCTGCTGGATCTGGCCCGTGAGCTGCTGCAGCTTGGCCTGCAGCTCGGGGGGGACCTGGCCCTGGCCCTTGTCATCGGCGAGAGCCTGGGGCGGGAGGAACTTCTTGAGCCGGTCAGCGATCTCCTGGGCGCCCGGCCAGTCCATGTTCTTCACCATCAGGTCGCCGGCCTTCTGGGTGAGGGTCGGGTCGGCCTGGGCCAGCTGCATCATCGAGGCGGCGGCCTCCTGGCGCTTCGTGGCGAAGCTGGGCCCGGAGGTGACCCGCACGTCGTACTTGCCGACGCCCAGGTTGTAGAACAGGTCCTCGCCCGTCTCCGGGTCCTTGTAGCGCTCATTGAGGCGGATGGTCTTCTCGGTGCCATCCTCGCCGATGATCCGGGCCACGCGCGGGGCGTCGTAGATCTTGGGGATGAGGTCCACCAGGATCCGGCCCAGGTGGCGCAGGGCCCGGGTGAGGTTGTCCACCAGGTGGAAGTTCGCCGTGCCGGCCTGGTTCTGCCGGGCCCGGATGGCGATGCCCGAGGTCTCGTTGGACCGATTCCCCAGGGCCGAGTCGTAGATGCCCACCAGGGCCTTCATGTCGTCCTGGGCCATCAGGCGGGCGTTGGTCACCGCCTGCACATTGGCCTCGCCGAACACCCGCTGCGGGGCCTGCACCGGCTGACCATTCAGGCTGATGGGCTTGTAGGTCAGGTAGGCGAAGGTCTTGGTGTTGGACTGGGACCATTCCTTGGCGTACTTCCCTTCGAGCTGGCCCTCGGCCACGATCCAGGGCGCCTTGGGCACCAGGCCGATGCTCTCGGCCTCGGTGGACACCATCACGTTCAGGATCTTCTGCTGGTCCTTGGCGTGCCGGATGACGCCTTCCAGGATCACCTGGCCGTCCACCTCCAGCTCGTCGCCCAGCACCGGGACGATGGGGATCCACCGGCCTGGCCAGACGGTGTCCTCGAGGATCTCGGTACCGCTGATCTTGCACCACCGAACCGCGGGGATCTCGGTGTCGCGCTGCTTGAGGACCACGGGCGGGACCATCGTGGGGTCCAACTCCAGGGCCTTCTTCAGCTCATCCTCGAGCAGCACCGTGCCGTCGGCCAGCATCACCAGCGTGGCCTTGGTGGTGGTCACGCAGAAGTACTCCGCGACCCGCACGCCCTCGCCGCCCATCCAGGAGGGTGCCACCTGGCGCGCCAACTCCCAGGCCGCCTTGCCCCCCTTGCACACCTCGGCGTCGGGGCAGCGGGCCTCGAACTCTTCCTCGCTGAAGTCGTCCACGATGAACGCCCAGCGCATGTCGGAGCGGTCGGGCTCCTTGGCGTCGGGATCGATGTAGACGCTGAACTGGTTGCGGATCCGCTTGATCTTGATGTCCAGGTCGAAGGACCGGGGATCGGAGTACTCGGTGATCACCCGGAAGTAGCCCAGGCCCGTGTTGGCCGCGCCATCGAAGGCGGTGTCGTAGGCCGCGTCCGCGTTGGAGTCGTATTCGATGTGCCGGATCAGCCCCTGGTAGGCCTCGGCAGTCTTCACGTCGGCCCGATCGTCCACGGGGGATACCTGGATGGCCGGCCGGTTCTGGCGCTGGTCGTTGGTGACCTGGCGCACGAACTGGGGAAGGCGGTTCACCGTCAGGCAGGGACGCTTGTCCTCCAGGCGCCGGGTCTTGATGTCCTTGTCCCACTGGTCGCCAGCGCGCATGCGGAGGTCGTCCGCCCCGCGCTCCCGGATCAGCTTCTCAGCCTCCTCGGCAAGCTCGAAGCGCTCGCGGGCCTCCTCGAGGAACTCGGCGTCCTGCTCCGCCTTGGTCTTCGCCTTGGGCTCCTCGGCCTCTGCGTTGGCGTAGGCGTTCACTTCGCCTCCCTGGCCCGCATGGCATCAATCAGATCCTTGATGGACTTGGCGCCGCTGCCCGTGAGGGTGATGGCCGGGTCGGTCTTCTCGTAGGGGCAGTCGTCGTGCGGGCACCCGTCCGTGGCGCGGCGCATGCGGAGGGTCTCCATGTCGCTGCGGTATTGGGTCTGCGTGACGAACTTCTCGGACAGGCCCATGATGCTGTCCCGCAGGCTCTCCACGGACTCCTGGAGCTTGTCGATGTGGTCAAACCACTTCTTCCCGGCGAAGCCGATCACGGCCAGCAGGACCAACAGCATGGCCCCGAAAAACGAGATGATGATGCCCGTCTGAACCGCGTCACTCATCGCTGCCCCCTGGCCACATAGCCGAGGGCAACCCCGGCGGCGAACCCTTCAATGCGGCCGCGCCACCTGCTGGTGGTCACGGCTTTCTTCCATGCCTCCGTGGCCGCCTGCTGGGCGGCTGTAGCCTTCCGTTCAGCCTCGAATGCGGCCTTGAACTCAGCAGACCGCTTGCGCTCATCCATCAGCGCCACCTGGAGGCCCTGGATCTGAGCATCCTGCTTGGCGATCAGAACAGCGTCGGCGGCCAGCAGTTCGTCTCGATGATCAGCGGGAACGGCCGCAGGATCGGGGACAGCGGCACCGGCATGATCAGAAACTCTCGCCCGTCGCTCGGCTTCCACGAGCCGACGAAGGCGCGCATTCTCGGCCCGCTCCCCAGCCACGACCGCCTGGGCCTGCGCCAGCTCCGCCGAATGATCCGGGATTGCCTGGGCCTGTTGAACGTGGGCATTCGCCTCCCCTTGGTGGATGGCTGATTGGGTCTCTGCCTGGGTGGCGTCATGCTTTCGGCACGAATCCACGCCCACCAGAGCCGCGAGGATCGCCAGCACGGCCCCGAGGCCCATGAGGAGATACCTGCGGGGGATCATAGAGCGCCCCCGTCCGTTCGTGTTCCACCAGTGGTTGAGGGAGTTCCGACACGTCCCACAGAGGTAGACCCGTCACCGGGGGCGGAAGGGGCCGCAGCCCCGACCTTGAGCGAGGCCACGATCTCGGTCAGCTTCGATGCGCTGTAGTTCCCTACAGCCACGGACAGCCAGACCTTCACGGCCTCGATGTTCATCCCGCTGAACTGCCCCGCCACGGCCACCACAAGGGCGACCAGGGCGCAGAAGCGGCCCCAGGACACCTGGCCACGGAAGTCACGGAGCAGGCTCATCCCGCCACCTGCGGGGCATCCTGAACCGTCAGCCAGACCTTCTCGCCCTTATCCAGGGCCTCCTGGACCATGGCGAACAGCTGGGGCAGCATCACGGACCCGCCGTGGATCCGGTTCGGGTCATCCACCACGGAGCCGACCAGGATGCAGCCCAGCGTGTCGTCGGCATCGTTGCCGCTGTGGATCCGGATGCCCGTGAAGTAGGGGACACCCTCCACGGCCAGCATCTTCTTCTGGAACTTCACCGAGAAGTTGATCAGGACGGGATAGCGCCCCGCCGGGATCGCCGTCTTTCCGTAGACCTTGCCCTCACCATGCTCCCCGAGATCCCTGACCGGATCTTCCAAGGTGTGGCAGAAGGGCCGGCCATCAACGTCCAGATGCCCCAGCGTGGCCAGGGCATTGGATGGTTGACGGGTGAGGGACAGTTCCAATCAGGCACCAAGGGCAGGGGAGCGCTTGGTTGAGGTGAGTGCGCCTGTGGCTCGCGCCTCTGCTGGTGGTTGAGTCCCCCCTGCACCCTCAGGCTCGGGGATACGTGACAAGGGGGCCATCATCGGCCCCCGGATTACTCGGAATACACGGATTACACGGAATTATTTATGCGCTGAAAACAAGTTTCATGAGCCTGTAGAGGCAGTAGAACACGGCGGCGAGACAGCCAAACACCACGAGAACAAGACCTGTTGCTGGTGTCATCGCAAGTCCTCCAACATCCTGCGGAGCCGTTCCATCGCCCGATCTAATGCGACCTGACCAGCCCACAGGGTCATCTGGTAGTCGTAATCCGGCTCGAATGGCTCAATCGTCATCTTCGATCTCCACCGCGGCGAAGCTCAACCCAGGCAACGGTGGCAAAACCCATGGTGTCCCATCCACATGAATCTCGGAATAGCTGATTTTCTCGATGTGGTTGGCGTCAATCTCCACTCGATTGCACCTGATCTCATCGGTCACCAATTCAACCACCCACGTTTTCGTCATCCCTCACCCCGCTTCCGGCATTCTATCCGCCTGCCCCACCAGCTGCTCCACCGCAGAGGCCAGCCAGCGCGTGTGGCCGTTCCCGATGCGCCGCGACGGGATGATGCCCTTGAACTTGGTGCGGAACCAGTCAGGGTCATAGCCCAGCTTCTTCGCGGCCTTGCCGGTGCTGATCCAGTCCTGGTCGTTGCTCATGAGCACCCCGCATTCCCGTAGAAGATCCTCAAGACTTCAGCGTCGATTTCCGCTGCTGCTCGTTTGGCCCATGAGGCGAGGGCGGCCTCAAGGAACCGTTGGTTGTGGGCCAGCAGTTCGGTCGCCGTGAGCCCGTTCGTCATCCCATCCATGAGTTCTCCCCGGCCAGGCTGCTGACCTCTTCGTCGTCCTCGGGTGATGGAGCCGCGCCCACGTTGGCGATGGCGTAGGCCAGGGCATGCACGAAGGCGTCCACCTGGTCGTCATGCGGGGCGCTGGGGAAGCTGGCCAGCTCGTCCGTGAAGTCCGACACCCAGAAGGCATCCTTCGGCAGGTAGACCAGGCCGGCCGCATGCGTGGCGGTGACGGCATGGGCCCGGCTCACCTTGTCGCGGTCCACCTTGATCGCCTGCAGCGGGATTCGGGTGTTGCGCTGCAGCTCCTGGATCAGCGACTGGCCCGAGGCCGCGTTCTCCACCAGCACCGCATGGGAGCCCCACTTCTGGTGCTGGGCCACCACGGCCTGGCGCAGCTCGGGGAACTCGACGCGGCCGCGCCACACGTCCAGCAGGTAGTAGCGGTTCATCGACACCCCGAGCGTCACGCCCACGGAGTAGTCGTTCCCCTGCCCCGCCTTGAACGCCGTGTCCCAGGCCTGGACGACCCGGTAGACCCCCAGCGCTTGGCAGAGCGCCCTGGGCTCGTCCTGGGTGGGCTCGTGGTAGCGCCAGTGCTCCCGCTTGAAGATGGCGCCTTCCATGGCCGCGGGGCGCTGCTGGTAGAGCGAGGACCAGTCCCGCGGGCCCGCCGTCTTCCGGATGGTCTCCAGCACGTCCAGCGGGTAGGAATCCGGCCAGAGGGCGGAACCCTCCTCGCGCCCCAGGGGATCCTCCACCTCAGCCACCGCGGGCAGGTTCAACACCTCCCAGCCCTCGTGCTTGTGCTCGGCCAGCAGCCAGCCAGCCAGGTCGTCCTCGTGCCACCGGGTCTGGATCACGACCACCGCGCCGCCGGGCATCAGGCGGGTGTAGGCCGTCGAAGTGTACCAGTCCTTGAGCAGCTTCCGGCGTGTCTCGGACTCGGCCTCCTCCCGGTTCTTGATCGGGTCATCGATCAGCAGCAGGTGGGCACCGCGGCCCGTAGCCGCCCCGCCGACGCCCACGCCCTGGTAGACGCCCCGCTGCGGCGTGTGGAACCTGCAGGCGGCCTGGGAGTCCTCGGAAAGCGTGAAGCCCGGGAACAGCCGGGCATGCTGCGGGGTGCGGCACAGGTTGCGGACCTTGCGCCCGAAGTCGTTGGCAAGCTCCTGGGCGTAGGTGGCCGCGATGACCTGGTGATCCGGATGAACGCCGAGATACCAGGCCGGGAAGAACTCGGAGGCCAGCATGCTCTTTCCGTGGCGGGGCGGCATGAAGATCATGAGCCGCTTCGTCTGGCCCTCGGCCACCCGGTGCAGCGCCTGGGCGATCAGGCGGTGGTGCGGTGCCGGGGCATACCCCTCCCACTGGCCAATGGCATAGGCGAGCAGCGGAATCACTTGCCCTCCTTCCGCGCGGCCCGGATCTCGTCAGCCATGCGCAGGATCTGCTCCGGCCCGAACAGGTCAGCCCCGTCCTTGCCCGTGAGCTCGACCTTGTCCCGGAACATGCCCAGGTGACGGCCAGCCAGGGTCAGCGTGCCCTCCTTGCTCACGAGCTTGATCTTCCGCAGCCGGCCAACCCAGACGCGGTCCTTGCCGCTGCCCTCGAAGATCTCCTCGACCTCCAGGCCGGCGATGGCGCGCCGGGCCGCCTCGGGCATCTGGCTCAGCGGCAGGAGCGTCCCGTCCTCGGCGAACAGCGTCAAAGGATCCAGGAAGGCTGCCGTCTTGAGTTCCCGCAGCACCTGCTCGGCCGTCAGCTCGACTTTTTCAGCCCTTGCGTCCATGGCCCCCTTGATGGCGGCCTGAATCTCAGGTTTCCTCAAGAGTTCGTAAGCAAAGGCATCAGGTCGCTTCGACTTGTAACCAGCTTTTCGGACGGCATCAGCCCCGTTGAGGCTGTCGAGGTAGTAGCCGACGAAGAGTTTCTCTTTGGGGGTGAGTTTCCTCATCGGTTCTCCCGGAAAAAGGCCTGCACCCACCGGAGGGCCTTGCCCTGCCGGATCTGATCAGGCGTGAACTGCATGACCCGCCAGCCGCCGATGGTGGCGAGGTTCAGCTTCTCGGTGTCCTTGGCGATGCCAGAGCCCCGCCCGTGCTTCCCGCCGTTCCAGGAGCCCCCCTGGACCTCGACGAGGAGCTTGTTGTCCGGCCAGGCGAAGTCCCAGCGGAACTTCCGGCCCGGGATCGCGCAGAACTCGCGCTTGAAGGCCGTGAAGCCCGCGAGGGCCAGTTGGGCGTGCAGGGTGTCCTCCAAATGGCTCACAGGGCCTCCTGCGGACGAGGGCCGTGGGTTCTGACCGTGTCTCCAAGGGCCAGGGCGTGGGCCCGGGCTTCCGTGCAGCCGGACTCGTGGATGATTCCGGTGCGCTCGGCCAGGAGGTAGTCCCAGTCCTGCTGACTTAAGCATTGAGGTTCCGCCCCTGGTACAGGTTCTTTAGGGGTACTTACAAACGCAGAAGCAGAGGCAGGAGCGGCTACGCGTTGCACATGGCTGTAACGCGTTACATCGGCAGGTAACGCGTTACTCATGCCGCACCCCGTTTCGAGTCGCGGTAACGCTTCTGGGAGACGGCCCTACTCCCGTCCTTGGCCTGCCCGCGGGCACGGTAGGTCGCGTAGTTGAGGATCATCCAGCCGCCCTGGACCTCTTCGATGCGACGTCCTTCGAAGTCGGGGGTGCGGCTGTCGGGATCGGGGGAGCTCAGACGTTCGACGGCCTGGCGCATTTCGGGGATGGAGACGTTGGCGATGCGGGCGAAGCCGGGGATGGACCCCGCCACGTAGCCGTTGGCGTCGGTAGCGGCAAGCATCGAGATCCAGACGATGCGGGTGGCATAGTCCTCCCCCCACACAGTGCTGCCGAGCAGGTCGGAGAACAGTTTCGAATAGCCGGCCATCAGGCCACCCCCTGCATTTCCATGTGTGAGTCCGCCCAGTCGGTGCCGACCAGCTGCGGAATGCGGACCTCCACCTCGAGGCCCTTGAGCACCAGGCGCCGGGCGAGGGCGTAGGCGGCCTCCTGCCCGGTGAAGTTGGAGTCGTTGTCGGCGCAGATGAGCACGCTGCGAACCTCGGGCGGGGGTTCCCAGGCCTTCATCCCGTTCGCGCTGATGGCGGCCCACACGGGGAGCCCGAAGCGCTTCCCGGCGCACACTGCCGTCTCTATCCCCTCGGCGATGCCCAAGCGCTCCTGGGCCCCTCCCAGGCGCACGGCGGCCACTTCCCCGTAGGTCATGCGGACGGGATCGACGGCGGCCTTGCGGCCCTCGGGGGTGAGGTAGGTCCGGTGGATGCCGATGACCCTGGGCCCGGACCAGTCGATCATCCGGGCGAGGATGGCCGGGTGGGTGCCGCCGTCCACGGAATGCTTGAGCGCGGGGTGGAAGCGCAGGTCCTCGAGCACGGCCGCGGGATCGCCGCAGCGGGACTCCAGGTAGCGCCAGGCGGGGTCGCCGGGGGTGATGAGGCGCGCCTCGCGGAACCAGCGCCGCATGATGGCGACCTTGTCCTCGGTGGCCTTCTTCTCCTGACGCTCCGCGACGGCGATGTTGCCGATGATGGCGTCCACCTCCCGGGCGGCCTTGTCGAAGGGCCAGTGCTTGAACTCCATCAGGAGGCGCATGCCGGTGCCGGGCTCGCACTGGCTGCAGTAGTAGGTGCCGTCGCCGTCGTGATCGTCGAAGCGGAACCTGTCCTTGCCCTTGCAGATTGGGCAGGGCCCGTGCTCGTTCTTCAGGAAGGTCTCGTCAATCCCGAAGTGGATCAGGATGCCCCGCCACTTGCCGCGGGCGGCGTCTCTCGTCTTCACGCTCATGCCGCACTCCTGCGGTGCATGAACGCGATGCGGAGGGACTTGATCTTGCCCAGGGTGGCGCGGGAGGGCTCGACGTGCGGGGCCGTCTCGATGGAGAACTCGCGCGGGGGCCAGGAGCCGGTGATGTCCTTGTAGAGGTGGGCGGCGCGCCCGGACTGCTTCTCCGGAAGGCTGTGCTGCCGGGCGTAGGTGGCCAGCTGGGCGTAGAGGTCGGCCAGGTCGGAGGCCAGTCGCTTCCCGCCCAGGACGATCTCCTGCATCTCGCCCGGCAGGTGCTCCACCAGGCTCTGCTTCACCGGCTCGTACCCGCAGCCGACGCAGCGCTTGCCCATGGGCTGATAGCCGCACTGGGGGCAGGCCCTGGGCTCGTGGTCCTCGTCCTTGCGGATCTCCTTGTCGAGCTTCTTGCCCTCGGCCAACTTTTCGAGGCCGTTGAAGAAGATCTGGCTAAAGTCGTCGGCGAACCGGATGATGTTCCCGCTGAAATCCAGGAGGTAGCAGTCCTTCTTGCCGGTGTCGGGCGAGCTTCGGAGGCCCCTGCCCCACATCTGAATGGCGGTGCTGAGGCTCTTGCGGAGGGGCCGGGCGTCGATGACGCACTCCACATCGGGCACGTCGAAGCCCTTGGCCAGCGCCTCCACGCTCACCAGGACGCGGGTGTAGCTGTTCGGGCGCCGGTAGTCCTCGAGGAGGGCCTGGCGCTCGTCGTCCTTGGTCTCGGAGGTGAAGAGGGCCGCGGGGATGCCGGCCTCGTTGAACTGCTTCGCCAGCTCTGCGCAGTGGGCGATGGTGGCCCCGAAGCAGATGGTCTTGCGCTCCCGGGCGTGCTTGGTCCACTCGGTGACGACGTCGCCGACCAGGACGAGCTCGCGCTCCTCGGCGGCCTTGTCGGACCACTCCCCGCCCACGGTGGCCGCTCCGGTCATATCCGGGCGCCGGCAGCTGAAGATCCGCATGGGCACCAGGACGCCCGACTCGGTCAGCTCGTGCATCGTGGCGGCATTGACCAGGTTCGTGAAGACCTCGGCCAGGCCGGGGGCGAAGGGGGTGGCGGACAGCCCGATCACCTTGGCCTTGCATTCGGGGCTGGTGACGTAGTCCACCCAGGTCTTGTAGAGGGTGTGGCACTCGTCGACGATGATCACGTCGATGTCGGTGGGCCAGCCGCGCCGCATGAGGGTCTGGACGCTGGCGATCTGGAAGTTCTTCCGCATGTCGAGGCGGGGGTGGCTGGCCTGGATGATGCTGTGGTTCCAGAGGCCGTAGCGCTCGGCGGTGTCGGAGGTCTGGCTGATGAGGGTGCGGCGGTCGCAGAGGAACATGGCGCGCCGGGCCTTCGCCAGCGTCTCCTTGATCACCCGCATGCCGAGGTAGGTCTTCCCCCCGCCTGTGGGGGCGAGGATCAGCTGGCAGCGGTGCCCGTCGCGGACGCCTTGCCGGAGTGCTTCGTGTGCCCGGTCCTGGAACGGGCGAGGTTCGGGAAATTCGCCGTCGGTGAGCATGGGTTCACCTCAGGCCGTCGGGTCGAGGTCGGGGAAAAGCTCTCCCAGGTCCTCGTCGTTGGGTTCGGGTTCGGATGCTCCCGCCTCGCCCTTGTGGAGCTTCTCCAGGCGCAGGAACTTGTTCATCCAGCGCTTGGCGTCCTTGGCGAGTGCATGGTTCTGGCCCTGCAGCCCGCGGTTGCGCTCCTCGACCACCCGGGCCAGCTCGCGGAAGCGCTTGGCCTCGGCCATGGCGGCGGCCACCTGGTCGTCGGCCTCGATCACCCGGCCGAAGGACTTGTTCTCCTCCTCGGTGTCGTGCAGGAGCTTGGTGACCTCCTGCAGCCGCTCCTCCAGCTCCTGCACCGCGGTGCGCAGCCGGTCGATCTCGGCGTCAGGGGCCGGAGTGGGCCGGCGGTCGGGCAGCGGCC